AGCCATTATTAGATGCAATTCGTTATTTAGATAGTCGAAGAGATGTTATTTTAGCTGGTAATTTAGGTATGAAGGATAAGCTATATCTAGATAAATTTTACCAAGAGGCAAATAAATTGCAATCTGAAATTAAAGGCTATACTAATGTCATTTTACGAGGGCCTAATGCAACTCCAATTGAAATGGCAATTGAGCCTATTAGCGATGCATCCGGAGAATCATTTGTAATTCGACCAATTCGGGATGAAAGTCAAAATTTAATATATGTTAATACAGAATTGCGACGATTGAAATATGTTAGAAATCCATTAGATTTAGATCGCGATATGGATGCTGCTGTTGTAACAATTGTTAGTGATGTAACATACATTGTATTCCGTAGAGACCGTATAAATGTAACACAAGATTTGCGATATGCAGCAACTGACGCCGGCAAAATACGTATTATAGAAAAAGATATAACTCCAGAAGAAGAAACTGAAGAACAAGGAGAATGAATTGAAAACACAACTACTTTGCACATTCGCACATAGGTCAGATTTAAACATAGTAACGGAATATATACAGCAAAGTTACATTATACCAGAACGCAGAATATTTGTATTTGCAAATGCAGAATCTGCAGATAATTTGTATTGCACATACAATGCAGATGCAGGAACGCAAAGAGGTCAAAATACAATTAGCATCCACCGCAAAAAAGAAACTAATACATTGTATACAGTTAATGCACTCAATGAAATTATTAGAGCCGTAAACAATGGTGTATTAGACAAAACATTCCAACTTGATTGGAGCATATATCAAAACTCTTTTATCCTTACAGATGAAGCAGGATACCGCGTAATAGACCTTGTATTCTTCAAGAAAATTACCTGGAATTGATATTTATATTAAATAGGAACATGATGATTAAATTAAAAAACATCCTAGAACAAAATCTAAACGATTTAGAAAACAAACTAGGATTTGATTCGGGTGATAATCGCAATCCTCGAACAGGTAACTTAAAGAATTCTAGTAAGCCGCAAGATAAAATTATCAAAATTGACGGTTCTGAACCATATGTAACTGTAACATACAATGATAACGGCCAAACTGTTGCAATCGATTTTAATGATTATGACTTAACAGATAGAATTGATAATTATTCATGGGATGGTTACATCACCGGTACTGACAATAAAGGACAAAAATGGGCTGTGGACGCGCAAGCAGTGAATATCGGCGGCGGAGATTATGATTGGGAAATTGATTGGGATACAATCGAAAAACAACGCTAGAAAACAAAGGGGCAATCACCCCCAAACTTTTCAAAAAAATACTTAACAATTAACTTTGAATTAACGAATTAATTACTTATATTGTAATTATAAATTAAATATTTTTATTAACTTAATCAATTAAAGGAGCACTAATTATGGCACTTAACCTTGACGCTATCAAAGCAAAACTTAATCAATTAAACAAAACCGATGACAAAAAAAGCAACATCTGGAAGCCCGAAGCTGGCAAGACACGTGTTCGCATCGTCCCTTACGTTCATCGCAAAGAAAATCCATTTCTAGAATTGTATTTCCATTATGACATTGGTAAGAAAACCATGTTGTCACCTATCACTTTCGGAAATGCAGATCCAATTGTAGAGTTTGCTGAGAAATTAAAAAAGACCGGAGACAAAGAAGATTGGCTCATGGGTCGTAAAATTGAACCGAAAATGAGAACATATGTTCCTGTTGTCGTTCGTGGTAAAGAATCTGAAGGAGTTAAATTCTGGGGCTTTGGTAAAACCATTTATACGGAATTGCTTTCTATTATTGCAGATGCTGATTATGGTGATATTACCGACTTAATGAATGGTCGTGATATTGATGTAGAATTTACACCAGCAGAAGGTGCAGGTTCATATCCTAAGACAGCAATTCGTGTTAAGCCAAATACACAACCTGCAACAGAAGATAAAGAAGTTGCTCAGAAGATTATGAATCAACCACAAATCACTGATTTATTTCCAGAGCCGTCATTTGACGAATTGAAACAAGCATTAGAAGAATGGATGAATCCAGAAAATGCAGATTCAGATGTAGAAGAAGAAACTTCCGCACCTGCAGCAGCACCAGCTTCCGCTACCGCATCTAGCAAGCCAGCAGCTACAAAAGTAGACTCAGTTGCCGATGCATTCAATGATCTATTCAATTAAGAAGGAGTCATAGATGGCAAAGAGTAAAAGTAAACTGGAACTAGAAGACAGTCTAGCAAGTACATTAGCAGATAGTATCAACAAGCAATTTAAAGGACAAAATCTTAAGACTGCGTTCTTTTTAGATGGCGATGAAGATTCCCCGAGCAATGTATCAGAATGGATTTCGTCAGGTTGCTCGATGCTTGATTTAGCAATTTCAAACCGTCCCTATGGTGGATTTCCTGTGGGACGGATCACTGAAATTACCGGATTAGAAGCATCTGGTAAATCATTATTAGCAGCACACACTTTAGCAGAAACGCAAAAGAAAGGCGGGTTGGCTGTTTATATTGATACTGAATCTGCTACGAGTGCAGAATTCTTAACAGCAATCGGTGTTGATCTAAAAACAATGCTTTATGTACCGTTAGAAACAATTGAAGAAATTTTTGAAACAATTGAAACAATTGTAGAAGGCGTTCGTAAATCAGATAAAGATCGTTTAGTGACAATCATTGTAGACTCAATTATGGGTGCATCTACAAAAATAGAAATGTCAGCTGAATATGATAAAGATGGTTATGCAACATCAAAATCAATCATCTTATCAAAGGCAATGCGCAAAGTAACCAATTGGATTGCACGAGAGCGTATTTGTTTGATCTTTACAAATCAGTTACGTACAAAATTAGGTGTATCATTTGGCGACCAATGGACAACTGCAGGCGGCAAAGCAATTCCTTTCCACGCATCAGTTCGACTTCGTCTTAAAAACACCGGAATGATCAAAGCCAAAGTTAATGGCGTAGAACAAGTTGTAGGTAGCAAAACAAATGTACAGGTAGTTAAGAATCGTATGGGTCCGCCGCATCGCAAAGTAGATTATGAAATTTACTATGATAGTGGTATTGACAATTTTGGCGGTTGGCTATCTATCATGAAAAATTTTGATTTAGTTAAACAATCAGGTGCATGGTATACGTTAGAAGATGTTGACCACGAAACCGGAGAAACGTTTGGTGAATTAAAATTCCAAAGTAAAGACTTTGTTGAAAAGGTTATTAATAACTCAGCAGCAAAGGATAGGTTATATAGAAGAATCTGCGATGCTTACATATTCAAATATCAAGCAGGAATTGATGGTGGTATTGATGATGTAATAATCACAGACGAATTCATTGATGAAGAATAGCATTGCATAATTAGTTATGAACTACCAAAGAATACATGATGCTATAATTGAAAGAGCTCGCAATAGAACATTGCAAGGTTATCAAGAACGGCATCATGTTATTCCTAGGTGCCTAGGCGGAACCGATGATAAATCAAATTTAGTTGAATTAACAGCTCGCGAACATTTTATTGTGCATAAATTACTTTGTGAAATCTATCCAGATGAATCTAAATTAGTATATGCATATTGGGCCATGTGCAATAAGCAAGGCTCAAGTAAAATGAGACGAGATTATAAAGTTTCTTCTCGTGAGTATGATCGAGCTAAGAATTTATTTGCTGAACTTTCAAGCAAATTACATTCAGGTAAAATTTCATGGAATATTGGTTTAAAAACAAATAAACCTGCACCTAATCGCGGAATACCTCATTCTGATGAAACTAAACGTAAAATTGGATTAAAATCAATTGGACGACTTCCATCAGATGAAACGAGAGCTAAAATGAGTAAAGCTCATAAAGGCAGAATTCCATGGAATAAAGGAAAAGAAGGATGGCAACCTACGTTAGTTACTTGCCCAAATTGTGGCTTCGAAGGCAAAGGAGGATCGATGATCCGTTGGCATTTTGATAATTGCAAAACTTTGAAATTACAAAATAATTCCTTATAATAAGATATGAACAAATACCAAAAACTCTTTAAAGAGTTACAACAAGAACGTAGTTTAACACATACTAATACAAATGATCATATTTTGATTGTTGACGGATTAAACATGTTTATCAGAGCTTTTGGTGCTACTCCTGGGTATAATGAAGACGGCCAACATGTAGGCGGCCTATCCGGTTTCCTTTACTCTATAGGTAAAGTTGTAAGAGACTTTAAACCAACACGTTGTGTTATTGTGTTTGATGGAAGAGGTGGCTCTGCAAAACGAAAAAAGATTTACGGCGACTACAAAGCAAACCGAGCAAATAAAACTAAACTTCGTCGTCATGACCATCATGATTCAACAATCGAAGATGAACAAGAATCAATGCGACATCAGTTTAGTAGATTGGTTTCTTATCTAGATAATTTGCCAGTTACATTTATGGCAATTGATGGGATTGAAGCAGATGATGCAATTGCATATATTGCACAAATGTATGAAGATACTTGCAAAAAGATTACCATTGTTTCTACGGATAGAGATTTCTATCAATTAGTAGATAATCGAATTCAAGTATGGTCTCCTATCAAAAAGAAAATGTATGATGTTGATGCAGTGCATGACGAATTTGGAGTGCATCCTAACAACATGGTTGTTTACAGATCATTTACTGGCGATGCATCAGATAATATTCCTGGTGTACATGGAATTGGTCCTAAGACTATTTTAAAATTAGTTCCGGAATTATCTCAATCTGCAGAATTTTCAGTTGATGATTTATTAGATAAAAGTCGAAACAATTTAAAGGAATCTAAATCATATCAAAAGATTCTAGATAATGCACGAATTATTGAGCAAAACTATCAACTCATGAATATCAAGTTATTAGATATTCCAGCACAGACGGCAAGTAAGATTCGAGGTATCATGGAACAACCAATATCTGAATTAAATAAGCCAGAATTTCAAAGATTGTTTTATGAAGATAAGATGTGGGCTATCATGAAAAATTTACCAGAGTGGTTGAATAATACATGGTTATCTTTGAATGCATTTGCAAAACAAACACGCAAATAATATTTGATATCTAGGATTTATTCCTTATTATTAGAGTAAGATGGATTACCAAAAAATACATAATCAAATTATTGAACGAGCAAAGCAACGTAAAGTAGCTGGATATGTTGAACAACATCATATTATTCCTAGATGTTTAGGTGGCACTAATAACATCGATAATCTCGTTTATCTTACAGCTCGAGAACATTTTATTGTTCATAAATTATTATGTAAACTTTATCCAAATGAAGATAAATTATTTTTTGCATATCGTATGATGGCTGTTATGAAAAATAGTAAAGATAATAAACGAAATTATTATATAAGTGCCCGCGAGTTTGAAGAAATACGCATATTAGCAAATGAAAAAATTGGTAATATAACCCGGGGCAGAAAAATGCCAAAGCGATCGAAAGAAGTAATTGAAAAACAACTCGCAACGAGGAAACAAAATGGCTATCGTCATTCTGCAGAAACTAAAAAGAAACAATCTGAAAAAGCAATTGGTAGAAAATTTTCAAATAAACATCGAGAAAATCTTTCGAAATCATTAACAGGAAATCCATTAGTTACAGGCAAAGCATCAACATTAGAAAAAGAAATGATAAGACGACAAAAAATAAAAGATTCTTGGGTAATTAGAAAAGGGGGCAAAATTGACTGATCGACTTTCGGAGTATGGATTTGGATTTCAAGTCAAAGTCATAGCAGCATTATTTACGGATAGAATATTTTTACAGCAAATTGCAGATATCATTCAATCTGATTATTTTGAATCAGATGCAAACAGTTGGTTGCTTGAAGTTATATTAGAGCATTTCAAAGAGTACAAAACACCTCCTTCAAAAGACGTTCTCAAAGTAAAAATAACTGAGATTGAAAATGATATTCTTAAAACTGCAGTATTAGAACAATTGAAAGAAGTATTCCGTTACATGGAATCCGATGACCTTTCATTTGTTAAAGATGAGATTCTAAAGTTTTGTAAGAATCAAGAAATTAAACGAGCTATCATGGATTCAGTTACCTTGCTCAAAATGGGTAACTATGATGAAATTAAATCTAAAATGGATAGCGCTATGAAAGCTGGCGCTGACACAAATATTGGTTTAGATTATGTAAATGATGTAGCAGCTCGTTACAATGAAGCAGCCCGACATACAATTACAACTGGTTGGGATGTTATTGATGATTTAATGGATGGCGGATTAGCTCCGGGTGAGTTAGGAGTTGTAATGGCACCTGCAGGTATTGGTAAATCTTGGATGCTTATCAATATTGGTGCAAATGCAGTAAGAGCAGGCAAGACAGTTATACATTATACTTTAGAGCTTAATGAAAACTACGTAGGACAGCGATATGACTCGGTTTTAACGGGTATAAATGCACAAACTCTAAAACATCATCAAGACACTGTCGAGGAAAAGATGCGTTCTTTAACGGGTAATTTGATTGTTAAATATTACCCAACAAAGTCCGTAGGTGTAATGGCACTCAAAGCTCATATTGAAAAAACCATGATGCAAGGAAAAACTCCAGATCTTATCATTGTGGATTATGGCGATCTTTTAAAGGTAAATACTAAGAAAGATAAACACGAAGCATTGGAAGATTTATATGAAGAACTTCGAGGAATGGCTGGCGAATATAAAATTCCGGTTTGGACTGCATCGCAAGCAGGACGTAGTGCATTAGAAGAGGATATTATTGAAGCAGACAAAATTGCATCTTCATATGGTAAGGTGATGGTTGCAGACTTCTTGATGTCACTATCACGCAAAGTAGAAGATAAGATGTCAGGCACTGGTAGAGGTCACGTTA